AGCTAAGCGCCTGTGGAGGCGCAGTATTAAAGAATACTTTGGAAAAACATGTGTCTATTGTGGAGAGACTTATGAATTACACGAACTTACTTTGGATCATGTCCACCCGAAAACTTATGGTGGAGAGGATATTACAAGCAATTTGGTACCTTGTTGTAAAAAATGTAATCAGGCAAAAGGGAGCAGTAATTGGTTATCTTGGATGAGACAAACATTCGGCATCAACAAACTTAGAGAATCACTTATCCTTTCACATATTAACTAATGGATGAAGAAAATAGCCTATCTATTCAACAAAGATCTGCGCTGCTCCAGAGGTTAGGTAATGCAGGCCCTGAAAGCACACCAGACGCAAAAGAATCACTTAGGATTCTTAACAGCTTACAAAAAAATCAACCTCAAACAACAAGAGATGGTAGGATAGGAATTAGAAATCCTACAACCAGAATTTTTGCTGGACTAAATCCTACAGGAAAAGGTAACGAAATCTTTTTTAGTGATTTAGATAGAAACATGCAGCGTAATCCTAAACCAGCAAAGGGTGTTAAACTGTTAGGTATTAGAGCTACGATCAATCAACTGATAGACCAAATCCCTACAGCACGTAACGCACCCTCTGGTCAAAGCAAAACTGCAAGCATGTATAGCTTTTCTCCAATTCAAGATCTTGATGACGTCAGAAAAGGTTATCGGCGCGATAAAGGTCCTGTAAACCAACGTGCTTCAGCTTACAAACGTTTTACAAAAGGTGCGTTTGAAGCTTTTCCAGACAAAGATGGTGACTTTTTTGGGATGGGTGAACGTATCGACCAAACCAAATTCCAACCACGTGATAAAAACCGACGTTTTAGTAAATACGTTAACTTTGATCCTACTGATGTTGTTAGACAGCTTGGTGATGTAGCTGCACGTAGAGCAGTAGCTAAAACTATAGGCGGTATTGACAAACGTATAGGCGTTGCTTTAGAGGGTGCACTGATGCTTGACGATTTCACTGCATACCTTACAGGTAAAAGTGTTTCAAAACGTCTTGGTGAGTATTTCCAAAACCTACCACCTATTGAGTCTCCAATGGATCTAATGATTAACCGTTAAAAACACACATCCACCCTTTTTCATGATCATTGTAACAGGACCACAGCGGTCTGGTACACGTTTAGCAAGTCACATCATAGCCCGTGACACAAAACTAAACTATGTAGATGAATTTGACTACAGCATAAACGTAGAACCTAACTCTGTAATTCAATCACCAGCATTGTTAAAAGCTGCTGTTGAACTAAGCTTTACCTTTCCAACAGCTAAGTTTGCATTTATGTACAGAAATGTAGACGATATTTTAAAAAGTTTAGAACGTATTGAGTGGTACAAAGACTATATTACAGATCCTAGTTTTTACAAAACACACGTAGAACATTGTTACAAATACATAGATTTACTCAAGCAACAGCTACCTAAAGAACGCTGGTTTGACATTCACTATGAGTCACTTATTTGTGATGCATACTTTGTTTCTGATCGTTCTAATTTTACAACATTACAGTGCTTTGCAGACAAACCTGTAGGACCAAAACTTTGGAGAAATGACGACTACTTTAAATCTAATACAGGCTGACTTCAAAGTCTTTTTACAAGCTTTGTGGGGTCAATTAGACCTTCCTTCACCTACCCGTGCTCAATATGCAATCGCAGACTATCTTCAACATGGACCTAAACGTCTACAAATACAAGCTTTCCGTGGTGTTGGAAAGTCCTGGATTACAGGAGCCTTTGTTTTGTGGACGCTTTTTAATAACCCTGAAAAAAAGATCATGATTATCTCGGCTTCTAAAGAAAGAGCTGACAACATGTCTATCTTTTTGCAGAAGTTAATCATCGAGACACCTTGGCTGTCTCACTTAAGACCTAAATCAGATGACTCACGCTGGTCTCGTATCAGCTTTGACGTTAACTGCTCCCCTCACCAAGCACCCTCTGTTAAGTCTGTTGGTATTACTGGTCAGCTAACTGGTTCTCGCGCTGACCTGATGATCCTAGATGATATTGAAGTGCCAGGTAACTCCATGACCGAACTCATGAGAGAAAAACTACTTCAATTATGTACTGAAGCTGAATCTATCCTTACACCAAAGAATGATTCACGAATTATGTTCCTTGGTACCCCACAAACAACTTTCACCGTTTATCGTAAGCTCGCTGAGAGGGCCTACAAGCCCTTTGTTTGGCCTGCTAGGTACCCTCGTAAGGTAAGTCAGTACGAAGGCCTCTTAGCGCCGCAGCTAGTGGCCGATATAGATAACGGTGCAGACGCTTGGAACGTAACTGACCCCGATCGTTTTGCTGATGATGACCTTATTGAACGTGAAGCCGCAATGGGACGGTCTAACTTCTTACTTCAGTTCATGCTGGACACCAGTCTCAGCGACTCTGAGAAGTTCCCACTTAAGATGGCTGACCTCATCGTTACCTCTGTTAATCCTACTAATGCTCCAGATTCCGTCATCTGGTGCTCAGACCCAAAAAACGTCCTCAAAGAACTACCAACTGTTGGGTTACCTGGAGATTATTTCTACTCTCCAATGCAGCTCCAAGGAGAATGGGATCTTTACTCCGAAACAATATGCTCGATTGACCCGTCGGGTCGTGGCTCGGATGAAACAGCAGCAGCTTATATCTCCCAACGTAACGGTTTCCTGTACTTGCACAAAATGTGCGCTTACAGAGACGGATACAGCGACAATACATTACTCGATATTCTGAAATATTGTAAACGTTATAATGTAACTAAACTTGTCATCGAAACTAACTTCGGTGATGGTATCGTCGCTGAACTATTCAAAAAACACCTCCAACAAACTAAACAAGGCATTGACGTCGAAGAAGTTAGAGCCAACGTCCGTAAAGAAGACAGAATTATTGACTCCCTTGAACCTGTCATGAATCAACACCGCTTGGTCGTTGATAAAGACGTCATTGATTGGGACTATAAGTCCAATAAAGACGAAGCTCCTGAAAAACGTCTTCTTTACATGCTTTTCTATCAAATGTCTCGCATGTGTCGTGAAAAAGGTGCTGTTAAACATGATGACAGAATTGATGCCTTAGCTCAAGGTGTCAAATACTTCACTGACTGTATGTCTATCTCAGCTCAAGAAACTGTCAACCAACGAAAACGTGAAGACTGGAATGACATGCTTAGAGCTTCTATCGAAGACCCACAAGGACTGACAAATCATCTCGTTTTGGGCCTTAACACACAACAAAGACAACAAAGCCGTAATTCCTCCAGAACCCATATCCCTACTTGGTTCTCACATTAGTCTCACTTTACGCCCCCATGTATACAGGGAGAGGGAGGGTGGACCTGACCCCTGCATGGGGGAAGGAGACACATCTTTCCCCCTTTAATACTTATATCGTTATACATTTGGAGTCCAATGGAGACACATTTGGGTATGTTTTACATATGGTTAGGTAGTGTTTGGTCGTATATGTTTGGTTATATCCGACCTTAGTTATAATACATACTATACTAATGATATACAAGATACTATACATACATATATACATTCATTACAACGATATACTATATGGACATACCATTGCCTGATATAAAACTAATTAAATGTAAGATATGTAATGAGGATGTAAGGGTCAATATTAATTACCCGATCCGAGAGGTTACTTGTCTTAGGTGTTGGGAGGCGTCAAAAAACGACAAAAATTTGTGAAGCCTATTAACGCTATGTCCAGGACGTAGTGACCCCCCATGCCCCCCCAAATGTGGGTATCTGGACGCATTGGACACCTGGACACAAACAAAACCTAGTCATACCAAGGTATTCAAGCCTAGCGTCACTGTGTCTAATGCAGGTACGCAGGACACGGCGTGCAATAAATACACGGATCTGGTACGCATCCGTGACGCGGTCGATCTGCGTAGTTCTGGCGCGATCTGTCGCGAACTATAAGAGCAACTTATGTTAATGATAAGCAGCGTTAATGTTAAGCATTACAACAATGCCACTACCACTAGCCCTGATCAAGGCCAGAATGATGCCATCGATTCGGACCCACACCATCACACCCAATCGATCCCCTTAACATGACCACAACAATCGCGGCGCTTTTAGTGCTGCTTCTTCTGCCCATTGTCCTATTGCTTTACGTCACAGAGTCCAAGCAACAAAGAGCCCGTAGAATGCGTGGCAACGGTTGGACGTACAAACGGATTGCTACGTGCCTCCGTGTTCATCCATCAACAGCACGTCGCTACGCAACGGTATGACCTTTAGATTCACTGCATCCTACCTAGCAGCCCTTTCACTGTGTCTATTCAGTGTCGGTCAATTTGCAGAGCATCTAGGCGCTAAGCAGTGCCAAGAATGGACAAGCATGACCTATGACCAATGTCGTCAAATCAAGCCATGATCTCAGAAACACGCATCAACGCCCAAAACAAGATCAACGCCCGCGCCAATGAGGTTGAAGGGCATTTGATCCGTATCCTGTCAGAATGGCAGGGGATCAAAGCCTGTAAGGTTTCAGGCTATGGCGGGTTCGTTCAAAAGCTAAAGTTACAGTTGAGAGAGTATGAACAGAGCCACGGCTACAACGTGCCAGACAGCACCGATTGCGAGTATGGCTCTGAATGGTGGCTTAATTGCTATCCAAGACATACGACTATCATGGCATCGCTACGTGACCGCAAGACATCACAAACCGTTGAATTATATTTAGCGCGGTTTGATGATTCGAGTGGATTACTTACAAGTGTATTTAATTACACTAAACGTAAGACAGATTACACTGTTGAAAGTGTAGCCAACAACATCAAAAAAGCAACAGAACTAGAGGAACAAGCTAGACAGCTTCGTTCACAGGTTCGTGATTTTTCTATCCACTAAGTAACAATGACAACACGATACATTGTTAGAGCTGACTACGTGCCAGCCCGTGCCGACATCTCACCACCGACTTGGTGGTTCGTTGATCAAGACAAAGCGCGGGCATTTGCTCGCAGTCTCACCAGTGGCACGCCGGTTCACGGTGTCGCACTTGCCTATCAAAATGTGTCTATCGAGGCACAAACAGGCTACTAAATAACACCTACCCGCTCAATGTGGGTAGTTTTTTTGTCAATTTTCCACGGCACCAGCCAATTCACAATCACCAAATCAGGGACGCACTTACAATGAACCAGTTGCAACATGCACGAATTGTGGCTGATGGCACGCAACTCGCTGTGTATCAGATCAAAGAGGTTTACGGCAGACCACTGGCGTATCCAGTCAACGATCAAGCGGAAACAATCCAAGGACTTACGGGTTTCAAAACATTGAGACGTAATGACATTGCAAAGATCAAGCAACTAGGCTTCAGAGTAGTCACCGTCCATGGTGAAAACATCCAACCCAACATGATCGGCTAATGAATTACACACTCACGGACGCACAACAGGCTGCTGTTGAAACAATCGCTAAAGCAGAGTTACGCCCTGTCAAACAAATGGTTGGCTTGCTACTAGCCGAAGGTATAAATTGGATGTATGTTGATTACTCTCCAAAGTTTAGCGACATTAAAGAGAATCAACTTGAAGAAAGCCTGATGAAGGAGTGTCGTGAACTTTAACAAG